ATATAATCAGCTATACTATGCCGAAGACTTTCGTTCATTCATCGATGAATTGTCTCCCGATCATGGCAAAGAATTGAAAAGCGATTCTCGCATCGTGATTCCATTCTATGATGTCAAAAAGCGTCTAGTTGCTGTGCAAGGTCGTGCATTGACTGATAACAACAAGATTCGATATATAACCATCAAGGTAGATGAAACATCACCAAAGATCTATGGTCTTGATCGACTTGATGTTGGTAAGACAACATATGTTGTCGAAGGTCCAATTGATTCAATGTTTCTGCCAAATGCAATTGCAATTGCTGGTGCAAATCTGATTCAAGTTCGTGAATATATCAATGAAGAGACTGCGGTATTCATCTCGGACAATGAACCAAGAAACAAGGATATCGTTCGTCAGATTGCTCAAAACATAGACTCTGGCTTGAAAGTGTGCATCTGGCCATCGACTGTGCAATTGAAAGACATCAATGATTTGATACTTGCTGGTTATACGACGCAACAAATTGTAACATTGATCGACGCAAACACACATAGTGGCGTGAAAGCCAAGTTCATGCTCAATCAGTGGAAAAAAATATAAAAATATTTTTTGTTGATATTTTCTATTTTCATGATATAATCATCATAAGTATACTATCCGCTAATGATGGGTGAATCATGAAAATAGAATTAGTGTCCTACACACAACCAGTGAAGCGATTGCAAGATCAAGGGATTTCTACACCTGTTGATCTAGTGGCATACTGTGCGCGCGTGTCTAATCCAGCAAATCAATTCAACAATGAAACGTCAGAGAAACTTGTCAATTACTTGATTCGGAACAAGCATTGGTCTCCGCTTCAAATGGTTGACATGACTTTGGAAATTGAAACCACACGCGATATCGCACGACAGATATTGCGCCATCGTTCATTTGAATTTCAGGAATTTAGTCAAAGATATGCAGTTGCCGATCTTGGATTTGAATTTAGAGAGGCAAGATATCAAGATACAAAAAATAGACAGAACTCAACTGAAATGGATTTGACTGACATTAGTCAAAAAGATACTTATGAGATGTGGAATGAGTATCAAAAAAGACTTTCCGAGATGTCATCAAAGTTCTACAACTGGGCAATAGCAAATGGTATTGCCAAAGAAGTTGCGCGCTCAGTTCTTCCTGAAGGATTAGTTCTAACTCGCATGTACATGAAGGGATCCCTTCGTTCTTGGGTCCACTATATAGAACTACGTTCGGCGAACGGAACTCAAAAAGAACATAGACTAATAGCCATAGAGGCTGCAAAGGTAATATCTCAGGTATTTCCTATCGATAAAATTATTTCAACCAATAATCAATAAAGAGGCATGAGATGAGTAATTCACTCCCAACACAGTATCAATCTTTTATCCATCTTTCACGATATTCAAGATGGTTGCCAGACAAGAATAGAAGAGAAACTTGGTTTGAAACTGTCGGTCGTTACTTTGATTTCTTTGAAGAACACCTAAAGGAAGTTTGCAATTACAAGGTCAAGCCAGAAGAACGTCGTGAACTGGAAGACGCTGTTCTCAGCCTTGAGATCATGCCATCGATGCGTTGCTTGATGACTGCTGGGGAAGCATTGAAACGCGAGAACGTATCTGGATATAATTGTTCATATGTTGCTGTTGATTCTCCACGTTCGTTTGATGAAATCTTATATATTCTCATGAATGGTACTGGTGTTGGTTTCTCTGTTGAACAGAAATATACCGATCAACTTCCTATCATCGCTGAAGATTTTTTTGAGACAGACACTACTGTAGTAGTCGGCGATAGCAAGTTGGGATGGGCAAAAGCATTAAAAGAAATCATTCATCTTCTTTATGGTGGTCAGATTCCACGTTGGGATGTATCAAAAGTAAGACCTGCTGGCGCGCCTCTAAAAACTTTCGGCGGACGTGCATCTGGACCAGAGCCTCTTGTTGCTCTATTTGAATTTGTTTCTCGGATTTTCAAAAATGCTGCGGGTCGCAAGCTGACTTCTCTTGAATGTCACGACATCGTATGCAAGATCGCAGAAATCGTTGTTGTTGGTGGTGTTCGTCGTTCAGCCCTTATTTCATTGTCGGATCTTTCTGATGACGGTATGCGTACTGCCAAGTCGGGTATGTGGTGGGAAAACAATCCACAGCGCGCACTAGCAAACAATTCATTCGTCGCAAAGCGCAAGCCCGACATGTCTGTATTCATGAAGGAGTGGTTTGCACTTTATGAATCAAAGTCGGGTGAGCGAGGAATCTTCTCGCGCACAGCTTCACAGAGCCAAGCAAAGAAGTATGGTCGTCGCAATCCAGATTTTGAATTTGGAACAAATCCTTGCTCAGAAATCATTCTTCGTAATCGTGAATTCTGCAATCTGACGGAAGTGGTTGTTCGCGCAAATGATAGCGCAGTCGATCTTCATCGCAAGATCAGACTTGCAACTATTCTTGGTACATGGCAATCAACATTGACGAACTTCAAGTATCTTCGCAATACATGGAAGAACAATTGCGATGAAGAAAGATTGCTTGGCGTATCATTGACTGGTATCATGGACAACGAGATCACGAACGGCAAGAAGGGTCGTGAAGAACTGCGTTCGACATTGAATGCTATTCGCACTCATGCAGTCACTACAAATACTGAATGGGCAAAGAAGCTAGGCATTCCTCGTTCAGCAGCCATCACTTGTGTAAAGCCATCTGGAACTGTATCACAGCTTGTTGACTCGGCATCGGGTATTCACGCTCGTCATGCACCATATTACATTCGCACGGTTCGTGCTGACAAGAAAGACCCATTGGCCAAGATGATGGTTGATGCAGGATTTCCTGTTGAAGACGATGTGATGAAGCCTGATCACACATATGTCTTTGCATTCCCAATGAAGACGCCAGAAAATGCAGTATTTCGTAAAGACATGACTGCGATTGAACAACTTGAATTGTGGCTTGAGTATCAGCGTCATTTCTGTGAACACAAGCCTTCTGTCACTATTTCCGTGAAGGAAGAAGAGTGGATGGAAGTCGGTGCATGGGTCTATGAGCATTTTGATGAAATGTCTGGTGTTTCATTCTTGCCGTTCTCTGACCATGTGTACAAGCAGGCACCTTATCAAGATTGCACCAAGGAAGAATATGAAGCAATGTTGGCAAAAATGCCAAAGAATGTTGACTGGAGCAAGCTATCAGAGTATGAAAAGCGTGATACGACAACTGGAACTCAGGAGCTTTCGTGTACTGCAGGATCATGTGAGGTGGTGTGATGGAGAGAACACTACAATGCGTATCATGCGACTCTGAATACACTATAGAATATGATGAGGATGCAGTAACGGGCAAGGATTGCTATTGCCCGTTCTGCGGCCATATGTATGACTTTGATGATGCCGAAGAAGATGATTCCTGGAATGAGGAAGAAGAATAAATAGTCAATATATCTCAATTCTAGAGAGAGAGAATCATGGACGACTCATCAATTCAATATAGAATTCGTTTGGCACAGATCAATGGCATCAAGCTGGATGAAGCAAAAGAAAAAGATTGGGAACAACCTAAACAGGATGATTCATATCATAACATGGAACGTGCATCTGCTATACAGTTATACCATGATGAAATGAGAAACAATACTAGAAACGGCTTACCAAGCCGTACAGCACATATAGAAGCCATGGATGCTGTAGAGAATGAGCATGGTAAATCCGGATTAGATCATCTGCATGGTCATTTTTCGGAGCTAGAATTGAATCGTAATTCTGAAGAAAACAAATAATTTTGGAGAGAACCATGGACGACTCATCAATTCAATATAGAATTCGTTTGGCACAGATCAATGGCATCAAGCTGGATGAAGCATCTATGTCGCCAGCTGAGCGTCGCGCAGCGACTGCTAAACGGTTGGCCGACGTTGCACACACATATCATAGTTCAATGATAACTAGTCTTCAAAATGGTCATACATCATCTGACGCACATTTAAAGGCTATCGATGCCGTTACCGAAAAACACGGCCAGCGAGGATTAAATCATCTTCATAAGCATGTATCTCAACTTGGACCCGTTCACAGCGCACATCAATTCGATCAGCTAGAAAAAGCAGGTCTCCTCAAGCCCAGACGATGATCAATATGCTTTAATTCTAAAGAGAGAATCATGGACGACACATTAAATCAATTCAGACGCCGTTTGGCACAGATCAATGGTATCAATCTAAATGAAAATAGTGATTTGTTTAAAAAATCTGTACTGAGAACATATTACGACACGATGAAAAAGAATGCACGTAATCGAGACATGGCGCATGAATTAAGTATAGCAGCAGTTCAAGAAAAACATGGTTCTCGCGGACTTGAGCATATTGAAAAACATCTAGACGCACAACATCATTATGAACTAAACAACTGATATAAAATCTGTACATATATAATGTATGGATTATGAAAACCCCTGGCTTCTAAACGAACAAATTTTTACATCAGAAATGATTGCAGTCCACGTGGGATTTGTGTACAAGATCACAAATCTTCATGATGGGCGTTTTTATATTGGCAAAAAACTCTTTACCCGTGCTGGCAGAAAGCAAGTCAAGGGTAAAAAGAAGAAGATTCGTGTGGAATCTGATTGGAAGAAATACTATTCATCATCAGAAGAATTGAATGCGGATGTACAAAAGCTAGGCATTCACAAGTTTCGTAGAGAGATATTGAGATTGTGCAAATCAAAGAGTGAATGCACATACTATGAAGCAAAGTATCAATTTGACTTGAATGTGTTGATGGAGAATGCATACAACAAGTGGATACAATGCAAGATAAGAAGATCAAGTAAGATATAAATAAATATACAATCGATTATATTATGGTTATATTATGGAGAAAAAAATGAAAATTATTTTTGCTATTTTTCTATGTTTTCTATTGAGCACATTTAATGCTCATGCACAAAGAAATAAAACCCTAATCATAGGTATGGATATATCGGATGGCATTACTTATGATCCATCTCGTCAAGCTGATATCTCAACTCCCTTTACTCTTGGAAATGTATACGAAACTCTAGTTACTGCAACACCAGATAACTATGAAGTTCTAAAGCCAGCACTTGCAAAAAAGTGGGAAACTTTAGATTTTGGAAAATCTTGGAGATTTTATCTTCGTGACAACGCTAGATTTTGGAATGGTGAACCGGTGACATCACATGATGTTAAGTTCACGTTTGATAGACTTAAAAACATGAACTATCAGCCAAAAGAATTTGTAGATAATGTAAAAGAAGTCATTGTTATTGATGATAAGACATTTGATATTTTTGTTATCAATCCAAAAGAAAATATCTTGCCTATTTTGACTACAGTATCTCTTGGCATCTACTCAAAAAAGCAAGTAGAAGCTGTTGGCGGTAGAAGCGATGAAGAAACACATGCAAAAGATACTGCGACCAAGCATTTTGATAGCAACTCGTTTGGATCTGGTCCATATAGAATGACCAAGTGGACCAGAAATGAAGTTGTAATTTGGGAGAAGAATGCTCATTGGCACAAGTCAGTATTTTTTGATCATGTTATCATTCGTCATATTCCTGATGGTGCAAATCAACTTTTGGCTCTACAGACAAACGAAATTGATATTGCATTCAATCTAACAAACGAACAAATTGAAGTAGCAAAGAAACGTAATATGAACATTGTTTCTGAGCCAAGTCTTGATTATGTGTACATGGTTCTAACAACGAATGCTGAATTCAACAAGTCTCTTGCGGATAGAAATGCAAGATTGGCAGTTGCACATGCAATTGACTATGATGGAATCATCACACATCTATTAGGTGGCTTTGGTGTTAGACCAGCATCAATTATTCCTATTGGAATTGGTGGAACTACAAAGGAACAAACTGAGAAGTTTGGTTATAAGTTGGATTTGAATAAAGCTAAGGAATATCTAAAGGCATCAAATAGTCCAAATGGATTTCAATTCACTTTTCATTATTCGACATCACCAACATTGAATGTGCGTTCTTCCTTGTTGGCACAGAAGATCAAGTCGGATCTTGCAAAGATCAATGTGGAGATTATTCTTCATCCGATGGATGCATCAACATTGACGACACAGTATAGAAATGCAAGATTGCAATCAGCGATTGCATCTTATACGATTGATGCACTTGATGCTAATCTTTGGACAAGACCATTTGTCACGAGAATTGCAAAGAGAATGCATTGGCAACCATCTAAGGATTTTGTAAATCTTGCTGACATTGCAGCTAAAGAATCTGATATGACTCGTAGAAATGCATTGTACGAGCAGTATCAGAGACAGATGATAAACGAGGCTGTGTTTATCAATCTTGTTCAGCCAGTATTCAAGTTAGCATCTAACAAGCAATTG